ATGAAATCGGTATTACTCGGCATTACGCTGCTGGCAACCGCGACCGGCGCGCTGGCGGCAGACAAACTGGTTAACATCACCAAACTGGAGTACGGCAAACAGTGGGCGTTCACCAAGGAAGAGGTGACGCTGCAGTGCCGCAGCGGCGGCGCGCTGTTCGTGCTGAATAACAGCACCCTGATGCAATACCCGCTCAACGACGCGGCGGAGCAGCAGGTGAAGAAGGGCCATCAGCGCGCGCAGCCGCTGGAGGTGATCCTGCTGGACGACCCTGCCGAACCGGGGAAAAAAATGAGCATGGCGCCGTTCATCGAGCGCGCCGAGAAGCTGTGCGCTGACTAACCGCTTGTTTGCCAACGTCTTGTCCAATGTGCGCGGATTGATGCGCATTTGCCGCATAGTTATTTCGTCACGAAACTATCACGCGGCCGCCGGGCGGCTGGCAAAACTGGCGCGGTAGGCTACTCTTAAAGTGCACGGCTGAACAAGCCCTGCATTAAATGCCAACTTTTAGCGCACGGCTCTCTCCCAAGAGCCATTTCCCTAGACCGAATATAGGAATCGTATTCGGTCTTTTTTTGAGTTGTTGATTTTAAAGGATTTATTTTCGTTTGTCCGAAAATGTCCGAAATATGTCCGAATTTTGATATTCGGTCTTTTACAGCATCACGTACTCTTTCCCCCTCGTTTTAAGATATTTCAGCGTCATCATTTCCGTTGTATGCCCCAGCAGCTTTTGAGCAAATGCCTTGTCGTTCTGCTTTTCGTACAAGCGGCCGGACAGGCTTCGGATCTCGTGGAACGTCGGCGGGCTTTCCTGAAACTCCAAACCCGATGCTTTCCGCGCGGCGACAAATTTTTTCGTTAACCCGTCGGGATGGATCGAACCATCTGGGCTATTTTTCCTGATGCCAGCGCTGATCATGAAGTCCGTCGTGCTGACCAATCGGCATCGGTCGATAACGGCGCCAAGCCGCAGGCCCATGCATTTCAGTTCAAGATCAAGGGGGAGGGAGAGCAAAGCCCCCGTTTTGCCTTGTTCAACTTGCAGGCGGCCGTCAACGATATGGCTAAAGCGCATTTGTGTCAGATCCTCGCGGCGCTGGCCGGAGACCAGAGCGAGATCCATCGCCAGGCAGAACCAAGGCGGCATTGTCTCCGCAGCCTCTCGAATCGGCCCGTATTGCTTCAGTTCCAGACGTTCGCGCATCACGACAGCTTTCGCCGCGCGGGTAGGGGTCACAGGGTTGTTTTCGATGTGACCTTCCACGATCGCCTCGCGGAAAATATCAGACAGCACCGATCGCATGGTTGCGGCCATTGTCTTTTTGTTCTGGGCGATCCAAAACTCGAGAAATTCGGCGATGTGGCGTGTCGTGATTTTTGTCAGCACCATGTCGCCCAGGCGCTCCCGGATAATGGCAATTTGGCCAGCGCGCACTTTGTATGTGTTCTCGGCCAGTTCTCGCCGCTTGAATAGGACATCATACCGATCGAGCCAGGCGTTCAGCGTGTATTCGTGGCTGCCCTTAATTTTCTCCAGGAGCAGAACGGGAGAGTAATTTTGTTCGATATAGTGGTTGGCTTCAATAGCCTGGGCGATAGCCTCGCGTCGCGAAATCTGACCGAGAGAGATCTCCTTTTTGGTGACTGGATTGCGCCAGTAGAACGCGTTCCGGTTTCGACGGAATGTTAGGTTTTTCGGTAAGCGCATGTCATAACCCTCCCTTCGCCGTGCCATTGATCACTTTCTCCATGAACGCGAGCCTCGCGGGATTAGGGCTCTGCGCTTCCTTTATTTTTCTCCCCAGGTTGAAGTCCTTGGGGTTGATGTAAATAGTCCCTGGTGTCAGTCGGTACTGCTTGCCGTGCTTCTCCGCCGGCGGGTAGAAGTTTCCATTGCGCGCCCAGCGCCAGAGCGTCTGAATGCTTGGTTTTTTATCGGTGTAGTTATCATCTCGCCATTCTTCGAGAGTCATCCATTTAGCCATTGGTCATGCCTCACTACTCAGCACAACCGGCCACAATATTAGCCGTGGCCGGCGTTGTGTGTTGATTTTCCAAAATCAGCCCTGAAACTCTGGGCGCATATCGTCGAGCGCTAGCTGGAAACGCTCCATGTCATCAGCGCTTAGATCTCGCTCTGACCGTCGCACCAGCGCCTCTACCGCAGCGAACTCCTCGGCGCTCCGACAGTCTTTCAGTTGGCTACTGATACTGCCGCATGCGGTGATCTGCCGGTGGCGTTTAATCACTTTGTTTTTCAACTCGGTGTAAGCGGCGATCCCCAGCTTTTGACGTAACTCTTCAACCTGTGCGCGGATATTTGATGCTTGGTCTGTTGTTTCTGCCTGATCGATAGCTGTCCGAATGCCGCCGGCAATATCATCCGTATCGACAGGCGGGGCGCTCTGCTGCACGGGGGCGGCGGTAGGTCCGTCCGCAAGCTGGCTCACACTGACACGCGAGGCGCCCCGCTGCGGGTTAATTTCGCGTTCTTCCGTCTTTTCCAACTCGTCGATCGTGTAGACGCCGAGAATCACTTCCGGGCAGTACAGGCGCGCCCAGCGTTTCACTGCCAGATAGGCCAGTTGTTGGCGCGGATCATCAGCCCAGAGCGTAGAGTTGCGGGTGCGGGCCTGCGCCAGCATGAGCACTAACTCCCGCGGTTTATCCTCCCCCCTCAGCGTTGCCCAGACGCGGATCCCGATCCCTTCTTCATCAGCCAGGCGCCAGCCAGGAATGCGATACTCCCCTTTATCCCCTTTGCGAATATCAAATTTGCCGATCACCTTTTCCCACGGACCGAACCAGTCATAGTTGATGCGGTCGACCAGCGGCCCGCGGGTGGAAATCACCGCATTAACCAGTTGCGCCTCGTACCCGAGAACGCCGCTCACGATGAACGTTTTCTGAGCCACCGCGAAGGGGTTCATTTGCCACTGGGCGGCCTGCATGGCGATCGCCATGCAGTCGGCCGGGTTCCCTCGCAGATGGGCGGGGATCGTCGCTGTACCGCTCGCCATGACCTGCGCAAATTGGTTGATAGCGGTCAGGTATTGCGGGTTGAACAGCGCGATGTTCGAGTCAGTGACCGATGCCGTTTTTTCTTCAGGAATGCTGATATTGCTCATAATGTTTTTGCCCCTTACGCAACGCGCAGCGCTTCCATGCGGCGCTGGTCATAGTCGTTTAAGTCGTCGACGATCTCTTCGGTGATCGGTGCCGGCCAGGTGTCGGTGTCGAATGCGTTTTTGATGTCGCGCAGCGCCTTTTTGTACTCAAGCCGGCCAAGCTCAAGCAGGTCAGGAGAAGCCTCGACGATAGCTACCCAGTGATAGCCCTCGTCTTTGTTGACGAAAATCCAGAAGAACTGATCAAAGGCGGCGATGTCGCTATACATGGCGGCGCTGAGGTGGTAGTCCCGATCGATAATTTCCCGGTGCAGCTTGGCGCGCAGCGCGTCTTGCTTTACGCGGCCCATGCTGACTGATTTCAAATCCACACCTACGCGCACGCTGTTAAGATCGATCTCAAGGTCAGGGCGAACGCGGACCTCGAGGCCGGTTTCCTCATCAAAGCCGAAATAACTTGCTTCAACCGCACGCTGCTCATGCTGCAGTAGCGGACCCGCTGAAGGATGGGTAAACAGCGCACGCTGAATGGCTTTGGCGTGTTGCATTTGCTGCTGGGTTACCAGCTGACGGCCGTCATCAGAGTTTTTCCAGGCATCGAACAGTTCGTCGGCAAAGATGGCTGTTGGCAGAATCGTTTTGATGCGCGCCGCCATGTCTTCTTTGTTCCCGCTGACCGACAGCGGAGCCGGGATCGCGCGCTCTTTCTCGACAAACTCCGGATCGATGGCTGTCAGTTGTTCCAGTAGTGCGTCGCGGCCGCCGGCGGTTTTCAACGGCGCCGATAGGGTGGCGTTGTACTTCTTGATGCATTCCTTCATCGCTGAAGCCGTAGGTTCGGCCGTTGCCAGGCTTTGAAACTCAACCGGCAGTGAAACATAAAATTGCGCGGTTTCTTCGTAATTGCCGCCCAACGCATACGACACCGGGAGGGTGGCGTTATGCTTCTCGATCACGGCACGCAGCGTATCGGCGTCGGTCTGTTTCGGCAGGCTGGCGTTGTGCTGTTCGATAAATGCGCGCATTGAGGCGGTATTCGTGAAAGCGCCGTCCGGGATAATCGGCTCTACGTTGAAATCTCGCTCCAGATTCTCTGGCTCAAGCGCCAGCGTGTGCACCAGCGAACCGAACGTCAGCGCGTCGCTGCGTTCCCGGCCGATCGTTTTGATGACGTGGCGCCCGTGGTAATACATCAGGCTGATGCGCGCGTCCTTCACCTGAGTGCTGCTGATGCCGTTCGCAGCGTGATAGGCTGTGTTTGAAATATCAGCGTAACGGCCTGGCTCGAAATACGCCTGTGCGCAATCTGCTGCTGGCTCACTTTCTTGCCGCTGCGCTACTTCCGCTTTTTCATCGTCGTTTGAGGCGTCTTTGCATGTCTGCTCTGGCGCCGGCTGCTGCTCGGTATCTTCGCTCAGTTCGCTATCAACCTGCACTGCAGCCAGCGGGGAGGCTTTGAAAAGACTGGACGCATCGAAGTGGGCACCGCCTAAGCTGACAAGCTCTGGCTCTGGCTCTGGCTCTGGCTCTGGCTCTGGCTCTGCAGCCAACTGCACGGCGTCCGGCGCCGCGCCAAATTCATAAACGCCATGCTCAGACAAATATTTCTCAATCCAGCCGCGGAGTGTGGCGGGGAAGTGGTACATATCAGACGATGGAACATTGCGGATCACACCGAAAATTGTCTCACGGCTGTATTTTAGGATGTTCGGGGCAGCGCGCAGCGCCATTGACCAACGCTTAAAGTCTTCGTCATCGTTTTTTATTTTTTTCTGCGCCCAGCGATCGATCTCACCGGCGATATTTTGGCAGTCGACATCACCGACCCACAGCGCGCAGGCGATCTCACGGTCAAGGGCGTCATGCGTTTGGGTATAGCCGCGCTTATGTACAGTTTTCGTCGTTTCTGCTTCCGGCTCCGTGGCCGGTTTCAGCAGCTGCTCAACGTATTTGCGGATATTGATGAAGGTCGATTCAGGATCGGTTTCTTCATAGCGACGCGCGACCCCGGCAACGAAAGCCGCGAAGCGCTCGGGATCCATGCAGGAAACGGCAGGCAGGCGTAGAGCCTGCAGCATATCGGCGATATAAGCGGATTCGCCGCTCAATGCGGTGTTTATGACATTGGTCATCTGCGATTTACTCAGCACGGTATCGATCACCTCGAAGCCGTGCAGGATGACGGCGACAGCCCGCGTGTCAGCGCTCATTTTTGCGAAGTACGCTCGCGGCTCTTGCCCGTGAGCTGGATCCCCGCCGTCATTGGTCTTCTGGTCTATCTGTGGCTTTTGGCTGCTGCTGGTTTCTGATGCACCAGCATCACCTGCAGGTTTATGCGGCTCGCGCTCAGCCGCAGGGATGACCTGCCACGACAGGTTATCGTCCAGTTTGTAGCGCAGGCACCAGGTATCACAGAACGCCGCTTCTGGCGGCAGATCGTCAACAACGGGGTAATTGGTGCGCACCGGCTTGAAGTAAGCGGATTGATCCAGCTCGGCGTCCTCGATGTGGTTTTCGAGGTCACGCTTTGCCCGCGCATCGTTCTTTGCTTCAAACCAGATGAAAAGCGAGGGTTTCCCTGACTTTTGCTTTGCCTTTAAGTGATAGGCGTAGACGTTTTGCATTGTGCAATTCTCCTGAGTTTTAGGTAGAATGCAGCCCGATCGGTGCTGCATCCTCGATGTGGTCATTGGTCATGCCTCGGCTGTTAGGGTTGGTCCCCTGGCAGCCCGTCACCGGGACGTTAAGCCGGTAGACTGGCCCGCCTTGTGCGGGCCTTTTTACTTTTAATCGCAATAACTCATTCGGCAGTGCGGACAATCAATAATGTGGGTGCTCGCTGCCTTTTCTACGGAAATTCCGGAGACAAAGTCGCCGTATTTATTCTCAACTGGAACATAAACATCTTTGTTGCAGCGGTAACAAATCCCGTCAATTGGCGAGAAATTCGGAAGGCGGTTGTCATTGCAATATTGGCTTTGGGCCTCAATTGCTAATTCAGTGTTGAAAGTTTGCATTATATAAACCCTCTCTTTGATTAATTGAAATGCGCCCTACGAGTTGACGCCCCGGGAGGGAAACGCATGACGCATTTCAATATTTGAAAAAGCCCCGCCATCGCTGGCGGGGAAGACTACACACAGCAATTAGTGGGTTGTGCGTTCTGCTGAGCCGCCAAGCATTGCCATCATGAAGGCCAAAAGCATTTCTTTCTTGTCGTCGCTGGTAATTAAATGCCCGTCAGTAATATTGTTTGCTTTGCGGTAAATTTCTTTTACTGCGCAGTCAGGGCAATCAAATTCACCGAGATCGGTTCCGTCTGCTAAAACTGCACCAACAGGTAATTCTTCGTTTTTGGTCTTGGCGATATATCCAATGACATTGTCGTTTTCAGATACGGAATGAATACCTGCGTGGATTTTTTCACAAACTAAAGTTGCGCTAGTTACTTTCATGGTCATGCCTCATTTGATTAAAGTGCGTGTTTGGTCCTGCCCATTAATTCGGGCATTTTTTACTGCTGTTTCAGGTGGTGCTTTAGTGCGTGCCGGCTGGCTCGAATTCCGGCGGGATCCGCAGGGATTCAAAAGGGCGCTTGATGGCCCGTAGATTGCCGACAGGTTCGAACCGATAGCGGCCGCGGATGTAATCGAACGATGCTACCCACGGTGCGCCGGTGCGCGTGTTGCGGAGGCTGACGGCCTTACCGCTGTTTGGGACAATCTTGCTCATTGCCATGCCCCTTTAAAAATCAGTGCAGCTACGATGACTCCCGTCCAGAACAGGCCGCAGGTGCCGACGACAATTACAATCCAGAAACCTCTGTCGCTCATGATTGCCTCGGTGGCGCCCCGTAGGGCGCGGTGAGTGTTACTGGAGAGCTGCGTTAAATTCTGCTTCTGACATGGCCTCTTCGCCTTCCGCCAGACTGTCGAAATACTCTTCGTATGATGTGAACATCGTGTTGCCCTCTGCTGTGTGGTCTGTTGGTCATGCCTCAGTGCTGTCTTTCCAGCTGTCAGAACGTTTTTCACCTGCTGCGTTAGCGAATCATCCCGGTCTTCGTGCGCCCCGGGCGGCTACTTCGTGGGCTTCCTGCCTGTTCGCTGCTGCTTGATGAAATGAATTGTGAGCTAAAAGCTAACATGTGTCAACATTTGGCTAACTAGAAAATTTTATGAGGGCATAAAAAAAGCCGCTTTTTAAGCGGCCTTCGATAGAGGGTTCTATGTATATGATTGATTATTCTTTATTTCTTAAAACGTACCGAGTGTAGAATTCTTTTAATTCATTCAGGCGCATTTCAAAAGCAGCCAACATGTTAGCCTGCTCAATTCCCGGTAATTGGCGATATAAGTCGAGAAGCTTTCTTTCTTCTTGGCTGAGATCACCACTTCCTTCTGTGTCGTCACCGAGCAGCCAGGCTATAGAGACACCAGTAGCGCTCGAAAGCTTGGAAGCAGCCTCTTTACTGATGCTCCCCCTTTTAAACCATCCGTTAACTGATGATCTGCTGACATCAGCAATTCGTGCCAAGTCAGCTTTTGAAAGATGCTTGGCTTCCATCAATTCATTTAGGCGCTGGGTAACCAGCGAGGTCTGGGCGTCGTCTGTATTTTTCATTATGTGAGTATAAGCCACCGGCTAACACCCCTCAATTTCTCTTGTTGTTGACATATGTTAGCTTTATGCTCACACTTGTTGTGTTTTAACTTCAAGGAGGTCTGCAATGACCGGACTAGACAAAGCCATCAAGGTTGCAGTTAACCAGCGTCGTTTGGCTCTTATGTTAGGGATCAAACCCTCTTCTCTGAACCGCTGGGTAAAGAAATATAACGGCCGTGTCCCAGAGGCTCATTTGCTGAAAATTTATGAACTAACAGGCGTCACGCCGCATGAAATTCGGCCTGACATTCACCCAAACCCAACCTCTGGCTTACCACCAGAACCTCAGGATAACAAACCTGGGGCTTAAGGATTGATATATGGAAATCAAACACGAGCAGATCCGCGACGCGCTGCGCGGATGGGCCACTCAGCGCACGGTCGCGGCGGAAATCACCCGCGCTTACTTCAAGTTGAAAATGCAGGCACCGCAGTTGGCGCAGATCGAACGCGCCGACGGCAGCGTTGATGATGCTGCATGGCACAACAACAAGCAGCAGATCTTTCGCTGGCTCGACAGCGATAGTGCTGGCGCCCGCCAGAAAATCCAGGAACTGCAGCCGGCGATCCTTGCTGCGCTGCCGGCGGTGCTGCGCGCCCGGCTGGTGGCGGGGAACAGCATCGAATACCTGGCAATCCGCGCGCTGAAGGAACACCAGGAGGCGATCGCCGCCGCGCTGCTGCACGCATCACCGGCAGATTTTGAAAGAGAGTGCGACGAGGCAGAGCGCAGCTTCTACGAGCTGCGGCGAGCCTACAGCGCACTGCATTAACCGAGGCATGACCAATGACCATTAATCACGACGATTTCCTGCAGAAGCAGATCACCGCGCAGCTGCGTGAGGCACGGTTCGACGAGGCGGTCGCCACGACGTCGGCGGCGGCTGCCGTACAGCACCAGCGCCACAACCCGAACATGAAACTGCCCGACCTGTTGGTCTGGGCGCGAAGTTTTGCAAAGCACTGCCAGCGTTTGAAAGGGAAGCCAGCGCCGCAGGGAACACGCGCGACGGCGCGAAACTGACCTTTTAGAAACGCAAACCGTAACGCTGTCGGCGTTACAGATTACAGAAAGTTGAGGCACATATGGCGGCAAGTTGGATCAAGGTTGAAGTGATAACCCCGGATAAACCGGAGGTGTTCCAGCTGTCGGAAATCCTGAATCTGGACCCGGACGCCGTGTTAGGCAAGTTGGTCAGATTATGGGCGTGGGCCGATCAACAGACCATTGACGGTAACGCAAAGTGTAACGCTGCGAGCGTTACAAAAAATGCAGTTGATCGGATCACTTTCGTTTCCGGTTTTGCAGATGCGCTGATCAGCGTTGGCTGGCTGGCGCTCGATGGGGAGACGTTGGTTTTTCCGAACTTTGAAAGGCATAACGGGAATTCATCGAAAAAACGAGCACTTACGAATAATCGCGTTGCAAATTCCAGGAAAGTGAAACGCGGGAGTAACGCAAAAGGTAACGCAATTAGTAACGCTGCGAGCGTTACAGATGCGTATCAAAAAGCGTTACCAGAAGTAGAGGAAGAAGAAGATCTAAAAGATAAACCCCTCTCTCTATTGGGAGCGGGCGAAATTTCACCAGATGGACAGGGATCACCGCCGACACCCTGGGAAGACCAAGACGACGAGAACCCATGCGGAAAGTTTCCGATGAGCGCCAACTGGGCGCCGACGGTTGATTTCCAGCGATTGGCGGCGTTGTGGGGCCGAATTATCGACGGCCCGGCGCCGGGATATACCCCGCAGGAGCTGGCGAGCTTCCAGGCGTACTGGAAAGCCGAGGGCAGGGTATTTAACCAGACGCAGTGGGAGCAGAAATTCGCCGACAGCGTGCTCTACGAGCGCCAGGCGGCGGCCAAACGAAAGCAGCATGCAGGAGGTTCAAATGCGACCAGATACACCGCAGCAGCCGCTACCGCTCAGCAGCAGGTCAGGGCCGCACGAAATGCAGAACGGGAGCGACAGGGCTTGGCTCCTCTGGGAGACGATGGCGGGGATCTACGCCAACCGCTGGGTGACCAAGAACGGGGTGGCACCCTCCACGATCTGGGGCCAGACGATTTCGAAATTCTCAGATGACCAATTGGCCTACGCCGCGCGCCGGTGCATGGAGCGTTGCAGCGCCGGTAACCACTGGCCGCCTGACCTTGCGGAATTTACTGCGATCGTCGGCGAGTGCACGGCCAACGCGTTCGGCCTGTCGGCGGACGACGTCATGACCGAATACCGGCGTTGGCGCAACGAATCTTGGCGTTTCGACGGCGCAGATAGTTTCGACTGGCGCCACCCGGTGCTGTTCCAGATTTGCCCGGAGCTCCGCCGCGCCGGCGTAGAGCGCAAGCTGGGACACAACGAACTCGCCGCACTGGCCGGCCGGCTGCTGGCGAAGTGGGCAAAGCAGGTGGAAATGGGATTCTCCATCCCGCCAGTGCGAAAAACGAAAGCGTTGGAGAACAGGCCACCGGGCGATGCACAAGTCGCTGACACCGACGGACGCTATCAGCGAAAGGGCATGGAAATGCTGGCACGGATCCGCGCCAGCATGGGTAACAACAACGTGAAATAACCGAGGCATGACCAATGACCAGAATCACAACACGGCAGTTTGTCGAACTTATCCAGGGCAAAAATCTCTCCACTGCGGAGATCCGCGCACTAACGCATGAAAAACACCCAGGGAACAGCATGACACGATCGCAGATCTGCATTCGGCTGAAATCGATGCTCCGGTCGCCAAACGTGAACATGATCCGGACCGGGCAGGGGAACAAGGCGCGCTATCACCTGATAGGCGTGAATGAGCGTTTCTACGAGCTGGGGGAAGTTAATTTCCGGCCAGCCGGGAAGAAAACCAAGCCGGACAAAACGCTGTGGCATTTCAACCCAATAGAGCTACGGTTTTGCCTCATACACAAAATGTTTGATCAGGCGCTGGCGGGGGTAACTACTATATAAAAAACGCCGGGTAAAACCCGGCGCCCAGTTTGCTGTACGATCTGGGTTGCCCCTCAGTCACCTCAATAAAATATGCCCGGAGTGACTATCTTTGCGAACTTAACCGTTAGATAAAGCTCCAGATATCGCGGGTAAGCTCAAAAATTTGGCCAAGGCTTACCTCCTTAACGACCAAAATCGCATATCTCATTATACTGGGCCTGAGATTTTAAAATTATCCGTCTGAGAAGTCCACAGACAGTGTCCGATGACAGTGAAATTTATGGCAATAATGGGTTTTCTCTGACGTATTGTTGACGATTGTATCTCCGGGGATGCTGAATAAAGTGTAAAAAGAGGTATATCGACAAATTTTCAAACCCGCTAAGGCGGGTTTTGTTTTGCAGTAAATCACACAAAATACTGTTTATATGTACAGTATTTTGATGTAATAATTAAAGCACGAAGTGAATCCGAGAATGTCGGAGAAAAATATAATGGATGTAAAACAAGATGTTGCTCATGTTTTGCCTGAGAATGGTCGGGCGCTGGTTTACATGACCCACGGGGCGATAACTGCGGTTTTACCGCTGAAGGAGAGCCAGATCGTCGCCGATACTGAGCTCATGATTGTGCTGCTCCGACGTATGGGCTACGACGTCCGGAGAAAGTGATATAATCCTCTCATCAGCCTGAACAGCTGATCACCTGCTGCGCCACCACGGAGACGAAAATGGCGCAGTATTCGTTTTACAAATCCCAAGGCGGGATCCTCGTGCCGGCAACGCCCGACACGGCCGATTTCGTCACGAACAAACTCAAGCTGGGGGCGGTCGTCACTGGCGAGTTTAAGCGCGCCCGGAATTCCGGACTACACCGCAAATTTTTCTCACTCCTGAATCTCGGTTTTGAATACTGGATCCCGACTGGCGGTGCAGTATCAACGTTTGAGCGCCAATTTCTCCGCGGGTATATCAATCGCCTGGCGCGCCATATTGACGATGCTGGCGTGTTCTATGCGCCGGCGGACGAATATCTGCAGCTGGTGGCCGAGAAGCGCGCCGAACGGCTGACGATTGCAAAATCCTTCCACGCTTTCCGCCGATGGGTAACCGTCGAAGCGGGGCATTATGACCTTTTTGAACTCCCCGACGGTTCGACCCTGCGCGAGCCGCGATCGATCTCATTCGCAAAAATGGACGACCTAGAATTTAACGACCTATACCAGGCAGCGCTTAACGTGCTGTGGACCTTCATCTTAAACAAATCCTTCCCAACCATCGCCGAGGCAGAGAACGCCGCGGCTCAGCTTCTGGATTATGCAGCATGAGCAAACTGACAGACGAGGCCCGCGGCCGTGATTGCCAAATCAGGATCCCCGGCATCTGTAACCGAAACCCAGAAACAACCGTCGCCGCACATTATCGGCTGGCCGGCACGTGCGGCACGGCAATAAAGCCAGACGACACACAGGCAGCGTGGGCCTGCAGCGCTTGCCACGATGAAGTAGACCGACGCACGCGCCTTATCGACGCCAACGACGCCAGACTGATGCACGCCGAAGGCGTCATGCGCACGCAAGAAATTTTGAGAAAGGAAGGAAAGCTATGAAATTGGACATGTACGAAGTGCTGTCCCGTTGGGGAGTGTGGGCAAGAGAAAGTAGTGGCATTGATTATTCATCAATCGCTGCAGGCTTCAAGGGACTACTGCCTCATCCGTCCAATGGTAAACTGTCCTGCTGCGATGATGATGGGTTGGTGATAGACGGATGTGTGGCAAGGCTGAAGCAGTACAAGCCGGACGAGTACGACCTAGTGATTGCGCACCATGTTTACGGCATGTCATTGCGAAAGATAGCAAGAATACGTAAATGCTCAGATGGAACTGTCAGGAAGGAGATGCAAACTGCTGAAGGTTTTATCAGAGGGTGCCTAGCTATACTGGATATTGAACTGAATATGATCTAAACGGATGCCCGGAGAGATCCGGGCATGTATTACGCTAAAAGGTAACGGTATGACTGTGGAGGGGTAATATTGTTACCAAGAGCGGATAACGGAAGAGGGGCATCAAACTTATCGACAGAGCCGATCTTAATCGCAAATGCCTTTTCCCTTCCTTCATAGTACATATCGAAAAATTCTTTTGTAATTCCAGCAAATTTCTTTGTTTCAGCCCATACAGCATCAGGACTGCCAGTTAATACAGAATCAACCTGGAATTCACCAACAATTTTACCAATCGGCATGGTCGCATAAATCACTACGGTTGTGATTTTTTCATTCTTGAATATCCCTTTTCTAAACTCGAATTTTTTGCTTCCGTCTAGAATTTTCTCGGCATATTCAGGTTTAATTGATAATAAAACTTTCATCGACTTTGCCTAAATCAATTATTTCGTTAAACTGACGATCTGTTAGTTCAAAATGGCTCCATCTAAAACCTTTAGTGCCATTTAAACCAACATCTTCAATCATTTTACCACGCGTTGGACGTTTAGGTAAAGCTAGATTATATGTGAAGCGCAGAACATATGGATACCGCTTGTTTTTGTAAAATTTTCTTAATTCCTCTTCACTGAATACGCTAAACTTTCCGCAGTAATTTACAAAGCTTTCCTCGTCATTAAAGTCATCAATTTTTCTTACGCTTTCGATGACACATATAGAAGTGGCTACAGCTCTAAAGAATGCAGGCCCTTTACCATCTCCTGTGCGGTATATAACTATTATATCCCCTCGTTGCATTTTTGATACAGTCGGCATTCCGCATATGTAAATTTTGTGAATGCTATTTGTATGTGATACATCCTGTACAATATCTGGTGAGTCAGTGACTAGCTTTGAGTCAGGAAATAAACGTGTGTGAAACTCAGGGTATATGGCAAGCAAATACTTTCTAGTGTTGCGGTTTAATATTAATGGGTAATCAAGTAGAATATCACCATTAACCTCATTTAATGAGCGGACATAGACAAACTCCTTTCCGTTTGGAGTGTCTTTCTGACCATGGCGATAAAATCCATACGTTTGAAAAAGCCTAATCAGATGGCCGTGCTTTTCAAAAACGGTTACATAAATATCATTCGAACCAGAGCTTATAGCTCTATCAAATGCTTTTTTAAGGAACCGCTGTCCACGTAGTGTTCTCTTAGATTCGAATTTAAAAGTGCCAATCTTTAGATGATTTCCAGCTGGAAGTTGAGGATCAAGACCACCCCCGTCATCATTTTCTTTTAAATACATGAACCCTTCTATTAGTCCCTCGTCTCCGTATAAGACATAAGCAGACTCTCCTTCCTTTGCTTTTTTAGTAAGCCAAGATGGGAATTCTTTATAATCAGCTTTCAAAGAGTCAAAAAACGGATCTTTGTGATCGAAATCACTAAATTTTTGATAGATAAGGTTATCCATAGGTATCCTTTTTTTTCTTATAATGCTTCAACTGTTTGTAGTCACTTGCTAAATATACGAAATAACTCACGCGTACGCAAAAACTGTTGTAACGTGATAAGAGTGGTTACGCAGACAGGTAGCTTACTCATTCAGAAGCCTCGCTCCGGCGGGGTTTTTTATTTCTGGTTTGTGAAGTGGGCGGCGGAGAGGGTATCGGTGAACTTCACTAGTAGTTGTCGGCGATGTAGGATACTCTCCGGTTGTGGTGAATTGCAGTCCTCCGAGACAAGCCGAAGATAAGCGCCGGCCGCCACTCAACATTTTATCCTCGCATCAGCCCTTTAGCTCAGTTGGTTAGAGCAGTCGGCTCATAACTGATTGGTCGCTGGTTCAAGCCCTGCAAGGGCCACCAAACCGCCATTAGCTCAACGTGGCAAGAGCATTGCTTCGTGACAGGAAGTAAGAGCCGGGGTTCGAGACCTCGATGGCGGACCAATGCGGTCATCGTATAATGGCTATTACCTCAGCCTTCCAAGCTGATGATGCGGGTTCGATTCCCGCTGACCGCTCCAAACATGACGCCATAATGCAGGTTGCATTTTTTGTTCAGACGCCACCACCTGGACAGCGGACAGCGGACAGCGGACAGCGGACAGCGCAGTAAAGACTATGCTGTCACTTCACTCACTTTCCACCTTTATATCGAGACTAATATTGGTTATCACCATAAAGCGCTGGTGGCAAATTCGAACGCTTAAGCGTCAATGGAGCGATGATCGGTCGCTGCGTAAGGCGGCTATTAAAAAAGACTGGTTCGGTGTGTTGGAGGTATTTCACTTTGAAAGAAGCTACATGGAAATCAAGCGGGGAGCGCGTCTCATTGCCTTGAGCTGAAAATGAAATTTCTGGAAATCGCCAGGCTTTTTTGATCACAACAGTTAAGAGCATTGCAAGCGCTGGGTTTTATACAGAGCGGGAGCATGAGCAGCTATCGGGCGGGCCTGAGAAACCTAATTTGCTTGATAGCTGTTGAATAATGCAGTGTTCTTATCTGTGTGGTGCAACTCAATTCCCGCTTGCGGGTTAGATGGATAGAGTAAAGCATCAACCGGGCTATCTGGCAGGGAAGGCATGATGCTAATGCTGATCCTGAATGCGGGTTCGAGTCCCGCTACCACACCACATTCAAACCTCGCCATAGTGCGGGGCTTTTTGCATTTCAGCCCCAGCCAACGGACGACACACACGGCACCCCCTCTTACCGGCTGTGTTTACGGCTGCTGGATGAACTCTTTCAACCGTGACACTCCCAATAAAAAAACACGTTTCATAGTAATTCGTTATTAAGAAGTTTAATCATAGTCGTCTACAATGCGCGCCCATTCTTCTTGAGAAACATAAAGTTAGGTAAAATGAAGATTGAGCTGAATAAAAGTCGTAGAGAAAGAGTTTTTCATGCAGTTCTATTCGAACTGTTAGCAAATGTTCTAACTGCTTGTTTTGTCGCATTTGCCTTACAAGTTCCGCTGATCCAGTCCGCATTGCTTTCTGTAACCTCTGCTTTGACAGCAACCATCTGGAACTACATTTTCAACAAATTTTTTGATGAGTTTCAGAATAGGTATGGGTTTGAGCGGAGCTTCATGGTGCGTGTAGCGCATGCAGTGACATTTGAGGTTGGGCTGATTGTTTTGTTAACGCCGATGGCAATGATTCTGCTTGGGCTGCCTTTAGTTCAGGCTTTCGTTGTTGAGATTGGATTAGTCCTCTTTTTCCTGCCTTATACGATCATCTTCAACTGGTGTTACGACTACGCTCGTTGGATTTTGGTGACTAAGCGCGAGCCTACTAGCTAAGAGTATCGTATTTAAATTTCCGCACATTTTTCAATGTGCAATCGAAAGCCACCGGAAGGTGGTTTTTTTGTTTTTATCACCCGGTACCGGGACAGATCCCCGGAAGGGGGAAAGGTGAGATCCATGCCGGAAAAAATCGCAGATAGCGCCACGCATGGTGGCTGGCTGGTAGGCCTGCTGCTTGGGGCAATAAATTATTTCTCGCCCAGTGAGTGGATGGTGATCGGCATTTTTGTCGGCATCCTCAGTTCCTTTATTGGGTGCATCGTGGGTATTTGGTTCAGGTGCCGGCGAGAAAGATTACTGAAAATGTACCTCATTGACCGCTCAAACAAGATCATTAACGCGCAAGACGTTGACCTGATAGGGGGCGAGTAGTGGCTTCGGTAAAGACCAAACTTAGTGCCGCTATGCTGGCGTTGATTGCTGCTGGCGCATCGGCCCCGGTCATGATGTCGCAGTTTCAGGAAGAAAAAGAAGGACAGCGCCTGACTGCATACCAGGACGGAGTCGGCATCTGGACAATTTGCGGCGGCGTGACGATGGTCAACGGCCAGAAGGTTGTGAGGGGGCAGCGCCTGACCGCCGAGCAGTGCAAGCAGATTGACGCAGCAGAGCAGAAAAAGGCGCTCGACTGGGTAGACCGCAACGTCAAGGTAACTCTGACCGAACCGCAAAAAGTCGGGATCGCCTCGTTCTGTCCGTGGAACATTGGCCCCGGAAAGTGCTTCACTTCCACTTTTTACAAAAAGTTGAACGCCGGCGACCGCATTGGCGCCTGCCGCGAAATCCGCCGCTGGATATACGACGCTGGCCGAGATTGCCGCATCCGCTCGAATAACTGCTACGGGCAGATCGTACGGCGCGATCAGGAAGCCGAACTGGCTTGCTGGGGATTGGACAAATGAGCGGCTGGATCTCAAAACTGGCCGGCGGGGGAATGTTGCTCCTGCTGGTGACAGCCATATGCCTAGGTGGTTACAGCTCGCTGTTGTCGCACCGGTTGGACCTGGCACGCCAGCAGGCTGCAGAACAGCAGAAGACGCTGGCGCAGCAGGCAGGACTGATCACCACACTGCGCGCGGATGACGCCCGTAATCGCGCAATGATGGCCGAACAACAACGGAGAGAGCAGCAGCTGCGCCAGCAGGGCGAAAACTACCAGAGGAAATATCGTGAAGCAATCCAGAATGATGCCTGCGCTGCTCAGCCTCTGCCTGCCGCTGTGCTTGAGCTCTTGCGCCCGGCCGCCGATACAAACCCCGGTGCCGTTAATCCTCCTTCCCCCTGAATCCGTATTTACTCTATGTGAGCAGCCAGAAATGGCCGGCGATACATGGGGCGACGCCGTCGGCTATACGCTGGCGCTACAAACCTCACTGAAGATTTGTGCCGGCAGAATTGCCACACTGAATGCCTGGCGGGCCGCCTTGCCGAAAAGGTGAAATCACCAAAGCGCCGAGCCGTCGCCGTTCTCCTGCCTTAGCCACGACCCGGGCTCCTCACGGTGAGCGGGTGGGAGAAATCAAATACGTTTAATAACCCGCGAGCTAGGGGGCGGTCATAGCGGAAACATCAGCCGTGGTAGAAGAAACGGTGTGACAGCCGGAGAGACGGTAACTAAAATCACCTCGTCAAAATCGTGAGGTGAAAATGGACGCTGATTTAATTTCTTATGAGTCGATGCTGGCGGCTCGAGACTCAGCAAACTGGGCTTTTTGGGGCATGGTTGCTGCCTTTTGCTCTACAGGGGTCACACTTTTTGCTGCAATTGTTGCCTATCGGGCCATCAGTGTTTGGAAGTTGCAAGACAAGGCAGTAGAAATAAAGAAACTCAAATTATCTGTTTTTCGGTTTCAGATGAAAATTACCTTTTCAAGGAATATGTTCGCTTCATCTAATAAACCTCAGCATCAAGTCGATGAAGCATTCTCAATTTTAAAGAGTCTTGACGAGGTTTATGAGGGGACGTTAACTTTCCATAACAAAGTTTTAAGGAATCAAGCATCTGAAATTTATAATGAAATATCCCTGCTAGTTTATGATTACCTGCAGGGTAAGATTAACAATGAAATTATAATTGATAGAATAGTTGAAATTAGAAAGGAAGATAAGCTGCTAAATACTTCTTTGTAGAGTGCTTGATGTTAATAATGTGATGTGCTGGCATCGATTGAGGGTTTAAGGGGTGCTAACATAAATAATCCCATCAATCGGAAGGAGTCAGAAATGCTAGATGGTTATTATGGCCCCACTGCAACTCGAGAGCAGCGGAAGAGAATTAAAGCTGTAGATGCTGCATTAGAAATTGCAAAGGCATCTGTTGGTTCTGGTGACAATGCTCATCAAGTAAAGCTTGATCTCGCAAACGTAGCTGAGAGCATTGAACGTTTGGCTGATGCTATACAAGATGTCTTAGAAAAGAGAGTTTAAACTAAACCGCCTCCGGGCGGTTTTTTATTGCCCATCACAGAGCATCTATCCAGGTGCTGCGTAATGCGCAAGCAAAGCCACAGGCGACACCCACCGATCACTCAGATCATGGTTGCCCGTGGCTTTTTTATTCACGGAGAACGTTATGGCAAAACCGGAAGAAAGCGGCCTTGAGCGCGATTACTGTGCCGGTCAACTTTCTCTCCGCGACCTGGCACAGATATACAGCCTCAGTGAGGGGGCAATTAGGAAGCGCGCCAAAAAGCATGGCTGGGTACGCAAGGGAAAGAGCGGTACGCAAAAAGGTACGCAGGTACGCAAAAGCGGTACGCATAATGGAAAGGTGCGTACTAGTCCCAAAGCCAACATAGAAGCAGTCGCCCCGGATAATGACATCAATCCTTATGCCGATTATGGGGATGACGATACGCCAGGCCTAGACCCGCGCAAATACGGGTTAAACGATATGCAGTGGCGTTTCGTGAATGAGTACCTCATCGATCTGAACAGGACGGCGGCATACAAACGCGCGGGTGGGAAGGGCGAAGGCAACACGGCATATGTCAGCGCTAGCCGCATGTATAGAAACGCTAAGGTGAACAGGGCAATCAGCGACGCGCTGGCTGCTCGCGAACGTCGCACCCAGATAACGCAGGATGCTGTCCTGAGAATGTGGTGGGACATCGCCACGGCCGACGTCAACCAGATCACTGAGTACCGCCGGTTATGCTGCCGTTATTGCTGGGGCTTCGGCCACCAGTATCAGTGGATGGATGCGGTGGAGCACGAGGAGGCATCGGTGAAGGCTAAAGCCGCAAATAAGCCTGAGCCATCCGACAGAGGTGGTTACGGCTTTGATGCGATGCTGGATCCCAATCCTGAATGCCCCCGGTGCAATGGCGCTGGCGTTGGCCGCGCACACTTCCACGACTCCCGAGATTTGACCGGTGCCGCCCGGCGGCTCTTCGCTGGCATCAAAGAAGGCAAGTTCGGGATTGAGGTGATCACCCGTAATCAGGATGACGCGCTGAAGATGGTGGCGCAGCACCTGGGCATGGTGAGAAACAAGACTGAGCTCAGTGGCCCGGATGGAGGCCCTGTAAAAACGGAAAGCGTCAACCTGACGCCGGAAGAAGCTGCAGAGGCCTATCGTAAGCTGATGAGGTAAAGCCGCCATCACATTGGCGGCATTATCCATAATATTAACTTTATGCCCCAGGGCGAGACATGCGACCCAAGGCTTTCGTAGCCGCTATTTTTACATCAGTGTTTAAATCATTACTCAGTTCTAACAATCTTTCGGTAATGGCTGGCAGTGCAACACCACCCTCTCCAAGAGCGTAAATAGCTGCAATTTTAACCTGATTATTAAGGTCACGGGTTAATTCCAGAAGTCTGACACTAACATTCGGTAACATACATCCTCCACTGATTATTAAGAACAATTAATATGTTGTTTTAGTCAATGAAGTACAAGGTACATGGATCACGTTATGCCCATTCCATTCCCGTTCAACTTCAAAAAACCAGATTACACCCAGGTGTTCGAATGGCGGATGGAGCGCCTGCAGCGTATCAGGGCTAATCCTGAATCGCTCCCAATCATGAAGGCCTTTTATAAGGACAACCCGGCCCAGTTCATCATTGATTGGGGAATGACGGTTGACCCGCGCAACGTCGAGCGTGGCTTACCGGCGCGTATCCCATTTCTGCTGTTCCCAAAGCAGGAGGAGTGGATCCAGTGGTTTGTAGAGCACTGGCGGGCATCAAAACCCGGCATCACGGAGAAAACCCGCGACATGGGCATGTCGTGGCTGACGGTAGGGATGGCGTCGTCGCTCTGCCTGTTCAATCATGGTGTCTTTGCCGGCTTCGGCTCTCGCAAAGAAGAATACGTCGATAAAATCGGCTCACCGAAGTCGCTGTTCGACAAAGCCCGTAACTTCATTAGCCTGTTGCCGGTAGAGTTTCGTGGAGGCTGGAGTGCCAAACAGCACGCGCCGCACATGCGAATTCTGTTCCCGGAAACCGAATCAGCAATGACCGGTGAGGCCGGCGACGGCATTGGGCGTGGTGACCGCACCAGTTTCTACATCGTGGACGAATCCGCGTTCCTGGAGCGGCCTTATCTGGTTGATGCTTCGCTATCTGCCACCACCAACTGCCGGCAGGACATTTCAACGCCGAACGGCATGGCCAACTCCTTCGCTGAGCGCCGTCATAGCGGCAAGATCGACGTGTTTACGTTCCACTGGCGTGATGACCCTCGCAAAGACCAGGCTTGGTACGACAAGCAGGTAGAGGAACTCGACGCGGTCACCGTGGCACAAGAAATCGACATCAACTACAGCGCATCCGTCGAGGGCGTGCTGATCCCGTCTGCATGGGTGCAGGCGGCGATCGACGCTCACATCGCGCTTGGCATCGAGCCAACGGGCGTGCGCATGGGGTCGCTGGATGTTGCCGATGAGGGCAAGGACACCAACGCCTTTACGTCCCGCCACGGTTTCCTCCTGGAGGATATCGACGAGTGGTCGGGGAAGGGCGACGACATTTTTGGAACCGTTCAGAAAGCTTTTAACATTTGCGATCAGCAACTGCTTGATCACTTCAGGTTTGACTCAGACGGTCTGGGGGCCGGGGCGCGCGGCGACGCACGGGTAATAAACGAAAACCGTGAAGCTGAGGACATACCGACAATTGTCGCTGTCCCATTCCGCGGTAGCGGCGCGGTATTCGATCCCGAAGGCGAGGCCGTTCGTGGCGATAACGGAAGGCCAGCCCGCCTTAACAAGGACTTTTTCGCCAATGCCAAAGCACAGGGGTGGTGGTCACTGCGTACCCGGTTCCAAAAAACCTACCGCGCAGTGACTGAAGGGATGGAGTTTGATCCTGACGAAATTATTTCCATCTCTGGGACGATGAAAAAAAAGGACAAGCTGGTTATTGAATTATCCCAGCCCACTTACACGGTGAATGGTGTGGGGAAAATCGTGGTTGATAAAAAACCTGACGGCACCAAATCACCGAACCTCGCCGACTCGGCAATGATCGCCTACGCCCCAATGGAAATGCCAATGCTCATTTCCGACGACTTTTTGGAGAGTATTTGATGTGGCCCTTTAAGCGAAAAAAAACGAGTGGCGAGGCGCCGCTAGTGCAGGAGGCGCCAAAATCGCCAGGGATTGCGATCAGCGACGAGATGCTCGCCGAGGTCGGACACAAAAAGCGGCGTGAGTTCGAGAAGTACGAACCGCCGGCCGGTGTTATCCCTGACGATATCCGCAGTGGAATTCTTGCGATGGATGCTACGCCATACGATTCACTGAACGGCAGCTACCCCGATTACGTTTTCGGCGGCTTCCCTGGCTACCCCTATTTGGCGCAACTCGCCCAACTGCCGGAATATCGCCGGATGGTGAGCGTGATCGCCGAGGAAATGACCCGCAAATGGATCAAGGTTAAAGCGGCCAGTGACGGGGATGAAAGTAAGGGTGACCGCATCGCGTTGCTCGTTAAGGCGATGGAGCGCTACAAGGTGCAGGATATTTTCCGCCTGGCTATTGAGCACGACGGATTTTTCGGCCGCGGCCAGATATACATCGATGTGCGTTCCCCGCGCGGTTTGTCCGCATGGACGGATCCGGAGGAGCTGCAATCCCGGCTGTTCCTGTCCAACAAAAAAATCACGCCTGGCTCGCTGGTGGGCTTTCGCGTGATTGAGCCGGTATGGACCTACCCAGGCATCTACAACGCCGATAATCCGCTGAGCGATGATTTCTACAAGCCTGCGGAGTGGTTCGTGATGGGTAAGACCGTGCACGCCAGCCGCATGTTGGATCTGATTTCCCGGCCGGTGCCTGACATGTTGAAGCCGGCCTATAACTTCGGTGGCTTGTCGCTGACACAAATCGCCGAGCCCTACGTCAATAACTGGCTGCGTACCCGCGATAGCGTGGGTGATGTGCTTCATTCCTTCTCCTTGAGCGGCATCCTCACGAACATGGGGAATGCGTTAAGCGGAAAGAACGATCCCAACTATGCCAAGCGCGCGGAGCTGTATAACCGCACGCGGGACACGCGCGGCTTGTTGATTCTGGACAAGCAACAGGAGGAGTTCTTCCAGTTCAACACACCACTGAGTGGGCTGGATACGCTGCAGGCGCAGGCACAAGAACACATGTTCTTTGTCAGCGCGATCCCGTCGGTGAAGTTCGCAGGCCTGAGCCCCACTGGGTTGAATGCCTCGAGCGAGGGCGAGATCAAGGTGTTCTACGACACGATAGCGGCCGGCGCGTCCAGATTGCTCAAGCACCCGATTAAGCGCGTGATGGACATTATCCAGCTGTCGGAGTTTGGCGACATCGATCCGGATATCACCTTTGAATTCGAATCCCTGCACGAAATGACGCGTGAACAGCAGGCCGCCATCCGCAAAACAGAAGCGGAGACGGACCAGATTTACGAGTCCATTGGCTCAGTGACGAATAACGAGGTGCGCGAAAAACTGGCCTCTGATCCGAACAGCCCCTATAGCGGTCTGGATTTAAGCGGGGAGATTGAGATTGACGACGAAGACGACGAAAACTTCAACCTCGAGGAAAGCGCGTCGGAAAAAGACCCTCCGTCAGATCCGACCCAACGCGGGGATTGAGGCCTGGTACCGGCAGCAGCTGGATAGGGCGGTGCAGGAGCTGCACAACAGCACGCTCTATTGGCTGCGCGCCGAATACCGGCAGACCGGGCTGGCGCAGGATGCCTCACCGGCGATCATGATGCGCGATGCCATGCGCAAATTGTCGCGGCGCTGGCGAAAAAAATTCGATGTGCTGGCCGGGAAACTGGCTGAGCGTTTCGCTTCTGATGTGATGAAAAATAGCGACGCGTCGCTTTCCACTGCATTGCAGCAGGCCGGTTTCACGGTGCCCTTCAAAATGACGGCGGAAATGAACAACGCACTGCAGGCGACCATCACCGAGAACGTCAATCTGATCCGCTCCATTCCGCAGCAATACCTCACGCAGGTCGAAACGCTGGTAATGCAGTCGGTATCTCGCGGGCGTGATCTCGGCACCCTGACAAAAGAGCTGCAACAGCGCTATGGCGTCACCCGGCGCCGGGCGGCTTTTATCGCGCTGGATCAGAACAACAAGGCAACGTCTGCCATGCAGTCGGCGCGCCAGCGTGCGCTTGGCATCCGCCGGGGGCGCTGGCGCCATTCCCACGCAGGGAAAGAGCCGCGCATCTCCCATGTGAAAGCCGACGGCAAAGAGTTCGATCTGGACAAAGGCATGTTTATCGATGGCGAATGGATCATGCCAGGGCAAAAAATACGTTGCAGGTGTGGATGGGAGGCGATTTTACCGGGACTGGAGTAATGAATGACGACTGAACGACTGGCATTTGACCGGGGTTCGGTGCGGCAAATTGATAAGGTCGGACGGCTGCAGGTCGAACGCAGCAACATCAGCAAGGCCAACGTGTGCGGCTATTACGGGCGAGAAATCCCGAATTCCGAGGCGCTAGGACTTGAGCCCGACCGGCTGTACATGCTGTACCGCGACCCCGACGAGCTGCGCAAGGCAGCGAAAACCTTCAATAACATCCCCATCCTTTGCCGACACAAGCCTGATTACCCAGGCGCGCCCGCGCGTGAGCTTCGGGTGGGGACAACGCACGCCAACAGTGATTTTGATGGCACCTACCTAACAAACGGATTGTCGATTTGGGACAACTCCGCCATCGCCGGTATCGAGACCGACGAGCAACGAGAACTGTCATCTTCGTATGCGTACGTCGCTGACATGACCCCAGGCGTTACCCCGGATGGCGTCAAATTTGACGGCGTGATGCGGGATATCGTCGGTAACCACGTGGCGCTGGTCGGTGACGGCCGGGCCGGATCCGATGTGCTGGTATTTGATTGCCTCCCGAAGGAGTTACAAAACATGAAATTAAATCGTAAGGGTGTCGCCATGCGCGCAGCGCTGGGCGCCTATCTTAAACCTCGCCTGGCTCAAGACGCCTCGCCGAAAGACCTCACGCAATTGGTGGGCCAGCATAAACGCCCCAACGCGATCGCGAATGCGGTCAAATCCGCGTTTTCCGGCCGCCTGGCGCAGGATATGGAAATCGAGCCGGCCGAGCTTGCCGAACTGATGGAGGCCGCCGAAGAAGTGGTCGAGCCGGAAGAGAACGGGCCAGCGTTTGATACGGAAAACCCACTGGAAAGCATCCTGGCGCTGTTGTCCGACAAAGTGCCGGAGGAAGTGCTGGAAAAAATCAAAGCGGTACTGATGCCGGCGTCGGATGACACCCCGGACGATCCAGCAAAAGACCCGGTAAAACCGAATCCCGATATGGTCAGCAAACCGGCGATGGACGCTGCTATCAGGCTGGCGGCTGACAACGCCACCAAGGTGGCGGCGAAAAACTTCCAGGCGGTTCGCACCGCTGAAAGTGAGGTGCGCCCTCTGATTGGTGACGTGGTGGCGATGGACTCCGCCGAGGAGGTTTACCGCACTGCTCTCGAACAGGCCGGGATCGATGTCACCGACGTACACCCAAGCGCTTACCGCAGCATGGTGAAGTATGCCGTAGAGCAAAAACAGGCCGTCAAGGCGCCGAAACTGGCGCATGACTCCGCGGCTGCATCGTCTTTCGCTGCCGATTTCCCTACCGCCGGCAAACTTAAAAAAGGTTATTAACATGTCAAGATTTCAGACGAGCATTAACCAATACCCGGCTCCGGGTATTGAGGGGGCTTTTGCCAGTAACAACCCATACACCAGCTATGTGGCCGGTGAGGGGGCATTGGTCACCGGTGCCGACGGGTTAACCATTGGGCGATTTGCCTGGGTGGTGAAGGGCGTGGCATCGAACAAAGGCACTGGCGCGCCGTCGGGGTTTGTTCCTCGCGATGGCCAGGCGTCAATCGTTGAATGGCTGGGCGCGGCGTCTAACGTGATCCAGCCGGGGCGAGAGTGCACGCTGCACACCGGCGGTGATTACTGGGCGGTTACCACGACAGCGGCCACTGTCGGCCAAAAAGTGTTTGCGTCACTGACCACCGGCGAGATTGCTACCGGTGCCGCCGGCGCGACCATTGAAGGCTTTGCGGAAACGGCATTCTCGGTGGCCAGCGCCGCGGCGGCCAAAGAACGTATCAAAATCAGCACCTGGAGCAAGTGATGAATAAATTTAAGCAGCATTACGCTACCGCCAGCCGCGATTACGGCATCATCCTGCCGGGCGCGCAGGCTTACCTGCCGCCGGAGTACGCGAGCGATTTCGCGCTGGCGATGGATGCGCAGCCTAATCTGGTAACGGTCTCAAACTCCGGCGTGCCGGCCTATTTCACCAACTACGTTGATCCAGAATTAATTCGCGTGCTGGTGACACCGATGAAAGCAGCCCAAATCCTGGGCGAAACCAAAAAGGGCGACTGGACGACGCTGACCACTCAATTCCCGATCGTGGAATCAGCCGGTGACACCAGCTCTTACGGCGACTACAACAACAACGGTATGGTAACCGCGAACGCAAACTGGGTGCCACGCCAGAGCTACCACTACCAGACGCACACCCGCTGGGGTGAACGCGAACTGGATATGTACGGCGCGGCGCGCATCGGCTGGGCGGCGGAGTTGAATGTCGCGTCTGCCCTGGTGCTGAACAAGTTCCAGAATAAATCCTACTTCTACGGCATCGAGGGGTTGCAGAACTACGGCATGCTGAACGATCCATCGCTGTCGGCGCCGATTACCCCGATTGACGTCGGCGGCAAGTTGAAGTGGGACGATAAGGATGGCGACGCTATTTATAACGACGTCGTCAAGCTGTACAAGCAGCTCGTCAGTCAGACCAAAGGTCATGTCGAACGTACCGACGCGATGAAGCTGAATATGTCCCCGACATCAGAAGCCAACCTGACGAAGACCAACCAATACAAGGTCAACGTTTCAGATCTTCTGCAGAAAAACTTCCCGAATATGACCATCGAAACGGCGGTGGAATATTCCAGCGACGCGGGTGAAGTGGTTCAGCTGATCGCCGAGCGTCTCGGGGAGAACGACACCGGTTACTGTGCGTTCACCGAGAAAATGCGCGCGCACGCAGTGGTGACGGAGTCTTCAGCCTGGCACCAGAAAAAATCCGCCGGTACCTGGGGGGCGATCATTCGCCAACCGCTGGCTTACGCACAAATGTTGGGGGTTTAAAAGATGGCAGAGCAAGTAACAGTTGGCTGCAAATTGCCGAACGGTTTGGTGTTGGAAGTCGACGGCCATCGGCAGGCGGTCGCGGGTTACCGCGGCGAAGATGTGCGCATTATCGGCGGCTATGGCCTCACACCGGTCGATAAGGAACTGTGGGACGCCTGGCTGAAGATCCACAAAGATCAGCCGTATGTAAAAAACGGTGTGATCTTCGCGCAGGACAATGGCAACAGCGCCCGTGCGCAGGCCAAAGAGCAGGAAAAGTTGAAGTCAGGCCTTGACCCATTGCCGCAAAACAACCCGGCACCGGGGATCAAGCGTGATGATGAAGCGATGAATAAAAAGGAGTAATGCATGGGCGCCGTGGTTTTCAACATCAAGGCATTTCGGGCACTTTACCCGTCGTTTGCAACGGGATGCGGATCGGCGCCAAGTGATGACCTGCTCGAGGCGCTGTTCAATCAGGCCTCGACCCTCTACCTCGATAATACCGATGAAAGCAAAGTGCAGGATCTGAAAGAGCGCGAGCAGTTATTTTTCCTGCTTGTTGCTCATCTCTGTGCGTTGCGCGGATTTGGTTCAGGACAGTCGGGCGGTCAGGGAAGCGGCCTTGTTGGCCGCATTACCAGTGCCTCAGAGGGATCGGTTTCTGTATCGGTGGACAGCGCCGGCAGTAACGATCAGTCATGGTGGTATCTGCAGACTCCCTATGGCGCGGATTATTGGCAAGCGACCGCGCCCTACAGGACGATGGTTTATCACCCGGGCTCATCGCCATCTCGCTATCCAGACCACTACTATCGGCCGGTCAGGCGGGGGCGCTAAATGGGTGCCAGTGTTCGCGGCGGTGCCGCGTTTAAAGCGCGCCTGGCGCAAATTGCCGAAGGGCTGTCTTCGGGCAAGAGCCTCAAGGTGGGTTTTTTGGCCGATGCGACCTATGAGGACGGGACCCCGGTTGCGCTGGTGGCCGCCGCGAACGAGTTCGGAAAAATGGTGATGACCAAGGCCGGGGAGTCCTATTTTCAGCTGCCGCGGCCTTTTTTCCGCAACATGATTTCAGCCAACAGTACGCAGTGGCCCGGTGAGTTTTCGCAGCTTATCCGTTCATCAAATTATGACGCGCGGTTAGCGCTTGGATTGATGGGGGAGCGGATAAAAAGCCAGCTGCAGGATTCTATCCGGGAACTCAATTCTCCGCCGTTGGCGGAGACGACCATTAAGCGCAAAGGGTTCGATAAGCCGCTGGTCGACACTGGCCACATGCAGAACAGCGTCGACTATGCCGTTGATGGAGGTGATGAGTGAATTTGCACGGTATTGTTTCGCGCGCCGTCGGCGCAGTTAATCCCTTCGTTGAGGCGCAGATTTATCGATCGCTCGGTGCCGAAAAACGTGAGGATTATTCCCGAGCGCCGGCCTATGACGCGCCTATTCCGATGATGGTACAAAAACAGGCTGTTACGCAGGGCGATATCCGCCACCTGGACAACCTGAATATTCAGGGGGTGTTCACGTCCATCTATACGAACGGGAACTGGTGCGGTGTGAGTCGACCGAAGCAGGTCGGCGGTGACAAATTCGTCATCGCGGGCGAAACGTGGCTTGTGGTGGCGGTGCCGGAGAACTGGCCGGATTGGACGAGGGTTGTTGCATGTCTGCAAACGTAACGCTCTCGATCACTGAAAGCGATCTCTATAAAGCCCTTGGCGATTTTCTCCAGGGGCTTTTTGTTGATGCGCAGATCGAGCGCACTCAGCAAAACGGGGTGCCGATGCCACAGGGCGAATTTATCGCGATGACTTCGCTGAATTCCGCCGGTTTGTCTACGGCGGTGGTGAAGTACACGCCGCCACCGGCGGCCGGAATGGGTACGCAACACATCACGCGCACCACGCGCTGGGAATGTCAGCTTGATTTCTTTGGCGACAGCGCGGAGCGAAATTCCCTGATGTTCGCCACGCTGATCCGCTCGGAGTTTGGAACGTCCGCTTTTCGCTGCTCCGGGGGCGTCTTAACGCCGCTCTACTGTAGCGATCCCCGTCAGACCACGATGATTAACGGCGAGTGGCAATACGAGCCGCGCTGGACGCTGGAATTCATCGCGCAAATCAAACCGGTGGTCAGTGCGCCTCTGGCGTTCTTCGACAACGTGACCATCAAAACGACCACAACGGAGTCCATCGATGGCAATTCCAATCAGTAAAGACGTAAAAATCAAACCGGGCGTGCTATCCGCCGTGGGTAATGCGGTCGACCTCAACGGCCTGCTTTTAACCGACAGCCCTTACGTACCGATCGGCGACGTCCCTTCGTTTTCGTCACCCTCGAGCGTGGCCGATTATTTCGGTGGTGACTCTGACGAATACGTTATGGCATCCATGTATTTTCAGGGCTACAACAACGCGACAAAATCTCCGGGGGCGTTGCTGTTCGCCCGATTCAACCGCGCGCCAGCGGCCGCATGGTTGCGCAGCGGATCGTTCAAAGGGGTGACGGTCGAGGAGCTGAAAAAAATCTCCGGTACGCTCACGATCAGCATCAGCGGCAAGAATGCCAGTGCGGAAGTCAATTTCAGCGCGGTAACCAGTTTTGCGGAGGCGGCCGCCGCGTTGCAAACCTCATTGACGGCCGCCGTGGCGACGGTGGTATATGACACCACGCACAATGCCTTCATCATCACTGCTGCCGGCGCCAAGCCGGAAGCGACGACTATCGCGTATGCGACCGGCACCGCAGCGGCACCCATGAAGATGACCAGCGATCTCGGCGCCAAGATCTCCCAGGGGGCGCCGGCGGCAGTGGTTCCCGCGCTGTTCACGGCAATCATCGCCAAGTCGCAGCAGTGGGCCTCATTCTCGACCGTTTTCGAGTGCAAGGATGATGAACACCTGGCGTTGTCCGCATGGGCCAGCGCACAGGAGGAGCGCTTTTTCTATGTGGCGTGGACCACCAACGAAAAAGCCCGAATTACGGGCAATCAGGATCACATCGCGTACAAGATCATCACCGCGAACAATTACGGGAGTGTCGTGCCGGTGTTCTGCACTGACGTGAAAAAACCTGCATCCGTATTGGGATATGCCGCTGCGCTGGACTTTACCCGCACAGAAGGGCGCGTGCCGTTCAAATTCCGCGAATACAACGGGCTGGCGGCCGATGTGACCAGCGGGGATGAGTACGACGTGCTGATCGCCAATGGCTATAACTTCTACGGCAAGTACGCCGCCAATAACATCGTCGAGGATTATTGGGCAGATGGCTCGATCACCGGCGATTTCAAATGGCTGGACAGCTTCGCCGGGCAAATTTGGCTGAACGCCAACCTGCAGGGCGCGGTGCTGGCGCTGTTCAAATCCAACAAGACGATCCCCTACAACAACGCCGGGCGCGCGCTGGTTGCAACCTCGATGACCGATGTGATCGAGCAGTTTAAAGCATGGGGCGGCATTCGTGCCGGTGTGACACTGTCCGCGGCGCAAAAACTGGAGATCAGCAACGCAGTAGGGGAAGACGTGTCGGCGACAATTTTCGCGACGGGGTACTACCTCTATGTCGGTGAAATGCTGCCGGCCCTTCGTCCTGCTCGCACCAGCCCGAACTGCGCGTTGTGGTACAGCGACGGCGGCAGCATCCAGAAATTGAATATTGCATCGACGGAGGTTCAATAATGTCCAACACCATCACTTCTGCCGACGCCATCATTACGCTGTCGGTAATGAACCTGTACCCGTCAGGCGTGCAGTTGCAGGGTTTCGCTGCGGATAATATCTACGGTACCGACGCGCTGAGCCTGGCGGAAACGGTGCGCGGCGCCGACGGCAAGTTATCCGCTGGCTTCATTTACGGCAACATCAACCAGACGATCTACATTATGCCGGATTCGGAAAGCCGGGACGTGTTCGATACCTGGGCAACCACATCGCGCGCCAGCGTGGCGGTGTTCCGCTGCAATGCAACGGTTATCCTGCCGGCGCTGAAGCGCAAATATAAATGCGTGAACGGCGTGCTGAAGCAGTGGAAGGTGCTACCGGATGCCGGCCGCATTCTGCAGGCCAGCCAGGCGGTCATCGAATGGGAATCCATCACTCCAGAGGCGTTTAACTGATGGCACGTAAAGAGACGTTTATCACTATCGACGCCGCCGGGCGCGATCAGGGCAAGGTTTTCTACATCAAGGAAATGTCGGCGTCACAGGCTGAATGGTGGGCTTTGCGGGCGCTGATGGCGATGGGGCGCGGCGGCGTCGAGATCCCCGATAATTTACGCAGCATGGGGATCGCGGCGATGGCTGTTGAGGGCTTAAAGGCGATTTCGAAGATCCCCCCGGATGAGGCCAAGCCGCTGCTTGATGAGTTGATGACCTGTGTTCAGGCCGTGCCGAATCCAGCGGATAAAACCGTGGTTCGCCCTTTGATTGAAGCCGATATCGATGAAGTGGCCACACGCCTTAACCTGCGCGCGGAGGTGTTCAAACTGCACGTGGATTTTTTCGCTACCGCCGGCCGCTAGATATCCCGCCTCGTTTTGCCAATCCTGACAGGCCTTTTGGGCTTGTCGATTACACCAACGTCCCGCACACCATCGCCACCGTGATTTCCGCCGGCAAAGCCTCCAAGGCTGAGCTGGATGCGGTGCTTGGTGTGCAGGACCTGTGGGATTTGTTGGAAATCATCCAGGTGGACGCCCATAACGCACGCGTAATGCAGGAGGGGAAATAGTGGCAATGGTACTTGACGAGCTCGTCCTCGCCCTGGGTATTGACGACAAAAACTTCAGCGCTGGCGAGCAGGCGGTAGTGGCAGGGCTTGACCGCCTGACAGCGGTCATGGAGAACGTTGCGCAGGCGTTCGACACCGGCGAGAAGAAAAGCAGCGAGGCGCTGGATAAAACCGGGAAAAAAGCCGACAAAACCGCCAAAGACATGGAAGCCAGCGGCAAAAAGGCGGCGTCGTTCTTTTCCAGTATTCGCGCCCAGGTGCTGGCGCTGGCCGGCGTCACGTTGTCGCTGGGCGGCCTCAAAAGCTTTGTTACCGGGTTTACCAGTAACCTGAACCAGTTGGCGACGGCGGCCGATGCTTTTGGCATGTCGGCCAAATCGCTGGATGGCTGGACCAAGGCGGGCGAGGCGTTCGGTGTCAGTGCCAACGAGATTGTTGGCGCGTTCTCCCGCATCAACGATGCAAAGGCACGCTTAAAATCTGGCCTTGGGCTGGATCCTCAACTTCAAAGCCTGCTACTGGCCGCTAACCAGGCGGGCGCCAATATCGATCTGGGCCGGGATGGGACTGAGGATATTGTCCGCAAATTGGCAGCCGCGTTTCCAAACCTGAATAAGGATCAGCAGCAGGCCTATGGCAGTGAGCTGGGGTATGGCTACGCCGCGCAGCAATGGTTCGGCTCTGGCCATGCGTTGCGCGATGTTGACCGATTTACAGCGCGCTCAGGCGTTGACGATCAGTCAATCGCAGCGGCGCGGAAGTTTCGCCAGCAGTGGGCAGAGATCAGCCAGGCCTTTGAGAAAACGGGATACATCCTCTTTAACGCGCTGCTGCCTTACATCAAACAGTTCAACGCGTGGCTGAACGATCTGGCGAGCTGGATGGCACAGCACCCGGATGAAATCAAAGCCGCAGTGCAGGGCGTGTTCGATGTTCTGTCGAGCATTGTCGGTATCGCCGGTGAAGCCGCCAATGCGGTAGGAGGCTGGCAGAACGCCATTCTGCTGCTGGTTAGCGCATCGGTGGGTGGCAAGCTGCTTTCCCTGTTTAAAGGGCTCAGCGGGGCGCTGATGGGGCCTGCCGGCCTTATTGCAGCTCTGGTGGCGCTTGAGGAGTTTGTCATTAAACCCCTCGAGGAAAAATACCCTGCGCTGAAAAATAACCCCGTTGCGGATGCCCTGAACAATCTGCCATTCAGTGACAAGGTAGAGGGGTGGGGAAAATCCGCTCACGATTGGGTTAAGGATACATTCGGGATCAATCTTCCGCGTGGTGATGGTTACGGGCAAGACCAGGCTCCGACGCAGTTTGCTCAATCTGTACGCCGGCCACAGCCAACAAAGGCCGGTGAGGAAATGCTGGCGTGGCTGCAGCCGAAACTCAGCAAGCTGGAGGAAACGTTCGGGCTCCCTGCCGGGCTGCTGCGCAGCATGGTGATCACGGAGTCTGGCGGCGATACTCAGGCCGTATCGAAAGCGGGCGCCAAAGGGCCATTTCAGTTCATGCCCGGCACGGCGAAGGACTTCGGACTGGTCGGCGATGACGTTTTTGATCCGGAGAAATCAGCCCATGCTGCAGCGCGCTACATGTCGCAGCTGCTGAAAATGTTCGATGGTGATCTGGGTAAGGCGCTGGCGGCGTATAACTGGGGCCAGGGTAATGTTGAGCGCAAAGGGCTCGGCGCGGCCCCGCAGGAAACGCGGGAATACGTGCCGAAGGTGTTATCCAACTTGCCGCAGCCGGGCGCAGGCATGGCGGCGCAGGCGCGCCAGCCGGTCGGCGGCTCGCAATCCACGATCACCGAAACAACCCATATCGGCACTCTGCAGGTGAATTCGCCGGCGGACAGCACGAAAGGGATCATTGACGACGCAAGGCAAAAAATTAATCGCTCCAGCCTTGTGGGCGCGTATGCATCGGGAGTATCGACATGAGGTTTTCCCTGAATCAGGCCACTGTACTGAATGCTGTGCGGGGCGGTGGCCTGCTGTCTGTCGTTAACAGCGTGTTGGCACCGGGATACGGAGTTTATTATGCCTCCGGCGCCAGTGTCGGCACGAAGCCCTTTTCGCCAACGTCATTTGTCGTTATCGAAGTGGGGGGCGAAGCGTCGATCACCACGGCGCCGATCGAGCGAGGTGGTTACACCTCATTCAACAAGGTGCAGCGGCCGGCAGAATTACACATTACGTTTACCGTGGAAGGCTGGACAGGGTTTTCAGGCGGGCTTCCGAACCTGACCAATCTCACGCTGACATCCCGCTCGGACGTGCTGGCCACCCTGGAGACGATGCGAACAACGGCGGAGGTTTATGACATCGAAACCCCCGACAAAACCTATTCGTCCTATGACCTGACCAAATACGATTATCGGATCCGAAGCGACGGCGGCCCGACGTTGCTTACGGTAACGGCGGTTTTTCAGGACGTGCAGGACGTGGCCGAGGTGACCGTCAGCAGCGAGACATCGCAGGCTGACACTACCAATAATCAAATCACCCAGGGAGCGAGCGCCAAAACGGAGCTCGTTACCTCTTCAACGAGTGGTTCCACCCTTTCTGATGTGAAGAAAGCGATCTCCGGCGTGCAGCGCTCGGCGTCGGAATTGGTTGGGAACATTGCCGACAAGGTTTCGTCAGCGGTCGAGGATGTGACCAAACCTCTCGGAGAGGTCACCGTAAGCGCGACGCAAAAGTTGGATGCGGCGGTTAAGCAATTGGCGGGGAGTTTAACCTGATGCTGGAAATTGTACTCAAGCCCCTCAAGTCTCAACGGTTTACCGTCTCCCTGAATAATCAGGCCTGTGAAATTCGTCTGGCACAGCGTACCACGGGGCTATATATCGATCTTACCGTTAACGGCACTTCCTGCCTGCAGGGGGTGTTGTGCCTGAACGGCAACAAGATCGTGCGTTACGGCTATCTGCCATTCGCCGGCGAATTATTTTTCGCTGACCTGGCGGGAAACGCAGATCCTGAATGGTCCGGCCTGGGTGAGCGTTTCAAACTTTACTACCTTGCGCCGGAGGAAATGCCGTGAGCTATCAACAACGGGATATCAGGGTGGAGTTTACCCTGGCAGAGGGGCGAACGTTTGACGATCGGGGTAACGTGCTTACCGTCAAGAATGCGCGCTGCTATATAAGCCTGGCGGCGTATGGCGGGATTGCCGGCACGCAAATTACCCTTTATCTGTGGGGGCTCGTGGCCCAGCAGATGGCGGCGCTGAGCTACAAAGGGATTTGGATTGATGGGGCCAAGCCTAATCGGATCCGCGTATGGGCTGCTGACCGTCTGATTTTTGAGGGGGTTATCAGCGATGCATATGCGGATTACAACCAGGTGCCGGATGTGCCGCTGATTATTACGGCGAACATGATGTTTTATCTGCGGGCGAAAAAGGTGTCGCCCTTCAGCGCGAAAGGTCCCGTCTCGATCGATGACATTTTGATGCCAATGGCATCATCAGTGGGGCTGAAATATGAGAATCAGGGCGTTAAACGCACATTGCCCGATCCGTATTTCCGTGGGGATATCACGCAGCAGATGATCGAGGCGGCACGGGCTGTTGATGCCGAGATCGATATCAACGTGGAGAAGGTGACGATCTGGCCAAAGGGAGTATCCCGAAAAGAGCCGGCATTGCTCGTTTCTCCCGACCACGGATTAATCGGATATCCCATTTTTACCAATGTTGGGCTGAGCATTTCGTGTCTGTTTTGCCCTGACATTTTTATTGGTCGCAAATTGTCGTTGGTGACTTCACTCCCGAACGCCAGCGGGCGGTATGCGGTGATCGGTGCTATGCACACGTTAACCTCATGGATTGAGGGCGGCCAATGTTCAACAAGCTGCGAATTGTTGCGGCAACCCGGGGGCTAATATGGAAAATTTTCATGTGAACGGCTCCGATCTGAATGGTGATATCAACGCGCAGGACTTCGTGATGCGCCAGTTTCTGGGGCGCCATGCGTTTATCACGTTGGGCTGGGTGATCAATGCCTACAAGAAGCACGTGGACATTCGCCCTATGGTGATGGACGTCGCCGGTGATGGCTCACCCATCGCGCATGAGGTGATTTACAACGTGCCAGTCTGGCGCCTGCAGGGCGGCAAAAGTGCGGTGATCATGCCACCGAAAGCCGGGGATATTGGACTCATAGCGATTTGCGATAGGGATATCAGCGCTGTTAAGGCGACGCACCAGCCCGCGATGCCCGGATCAAAGCGTACGCACAGCCTGTCAGATGCGCTTTATCTGGGCGGTGTACTGAATGGCGACCCGGTGCAATTTGTTGAGTTTGCCGATCAGCAGATCAATGTAACTTCACCCTGGAAAATCACGCTAAATGCACCCGACATTGAAGCCAATGGCGCGAAACGTTTTACCGTCAACGCGCCAGAGATCGCACTGAACGGCGCGACCGAGGTGAGCCAGAAGTTTACAGCCAAAGGTAAAGCAGACTTGTCCGCCGGCGCCACGATTAGTGGCATCGAGTTTGGTGACCACGTGCATGGTGGCGTGCAATCAGGCAGCGCGCAGACGAATAAACCGCAACAGGGGGCATGATGCAAACTCGCTCACTTCTTCTCGATACGAATACCTGGGATCTGATGCTGGACGACAAAGGCAACCTGGCGGTCACGGACAACCCTTATGCGGTGGCACAGGATGTGGCGTGCGCCTGCAGCACGTTCCTTGGCGAGTGTTGGTATGACAACACGCTCGGGATTCCTTATTACCCGCGGATCCTCGGCCATTGGCCCGGCACGCAGCTGATTAACACCAAAATGCAGCAGGAGGCGATGAAACTGCCGACGGTCTCCAGCGCGCTGTGTTCGGCAGTCTCAGATGGCGATCGCCGCATTGGTGGCGTAATGACGATCACCGATACCAATTTCAACGATTACACGGTGCTGTTATGACGGATGAAAACACCAATTACACAACTGCGGTACCGGCGGTTACGTTTTCAAAAACGGGGCTGCTGGTACCGGATGAGGTGGACATACTAAACGGCCGGCTAACCGATTTCTCCACCGCGCTGGGGAGCTCGATGGGGACCAGCCTGACAAGCCCACAGGGACAGCTGGCGATGAGCGATTCGGCCATCATCGCCGATAAGAACGATCAGTTGCTGGCGATCGCGAACCAGGTGAACGCGGACTACAGCAGCGGCAGGTTTCAGGATGCGATTGGCCGGGTTTATTTCCTCGACCGCATCGGTGCCACCGGCACGACAGTAACCGGGACGTGCTCAGGGCTGGTGGATACGCTGATCCCTGCTGGAAGCCTGGCACAGGATGAAGCAGGGTATCTCTACGCCAGCCTGTCCGACGCCACGATCGGCGCCGCCGGTAGCGTTGATGTGGTTTTCCAGAACCTCACGACAGGCCCGATCGGTTGCCCCATTGGTGCGCTCAGCAAGGTCTACAAAGCGATCCCTGGCTGGTCAGGTGTGACCAACCGCGCCGCCGGGGTGCCGGGCAACAATGAGGAGAGCAGAGCCGACTTTGAGCACCGCCGACGCAATTCCGTTGCCAACAATGCCCGGAATACATTGAACGCGATCCGCGGCGAGATCCTCGCAAAAGTTCCCAACGTAGTGGATGTATACGTTACGCATAACCCGACCCCGGTAGACAGACAAGTCGGCTCATCCAAATATACATTGAAGAAAAACTCGTTCTACGTTGGCGTATATGGCGGAAAGGGTGAGGATATCGCGGATGCTATCTGGCGCAAGGCGCCGCCCGGTGTCGACATGAACGGTGATTCCTCATACACGATTGCAGATACCGACGGCTATGAGCCGCCATACCCGGAGTATGTGATCACCTGGCAAGGGTTGAAGCCGGTGAGCGTGTCAGTGAGGGTTATCCTGAGAAAAAGCGAATATTTGCCAGCGGACATTACCGATCAGGTAAAGAGTAAAGTGATTGCGGCATTCAATGGCGCTGATGGGGGCAATCGCGCGCGTGCAGCGGCTGCGCTGGCCGCCGGGCGATTCTATGCGGGCATTTACAGCATTGACCCTTCAAACATCGATATTCTCAGCCTGGCGCTGAGCAGGGATGGTAACGCCTTTTCCTCATCCCTCCAGTTTGGAATCGACGAAATTCCGACGCTGGATCCGAACAATATCAGCGTAGAGCTGCAGGAGGTCTAAATTGCAGAATGTGGCCGCCACTGTGCTCGCACAGTACGCCGCCAGCCCCCGCCTTAACGCCCTGATCGGCAGCTTCAACGAAGCTGTTTCCCCCGACAAGTTCGTCGATGATTTTTACGATCTGATCTGGAACATCGAAACCGCAGAGACCTATGGCCTCGATGTGTGGGGAAAAATTGTGGACGTAAGCCGGCGGCTAACGGTCGACGACGACTTTAATTATTTGGGGTTCAGTGAAGCGCGGCTAGATACGCCAACGCGGACAGATCCCCGCCCATTTGACCAGGCGCCGTTCTATAGCGGTGAGAGCACAACGCAGACCATTGAACTTGCGGACCCGATCTATCGCCGTCTGATCATGATGAAAGCCATGAGCAATATCACCGATTGCTCAATACCGAATATCAATCGGATGTTGCGTTACATGTTCGGCGATCGGGGGCGCGCCTATATCCAGAACGATGGCGGAATGAAGATGAGCTATGTGTTCGAGTTTGAACTGTCGACCGCAGAGCTGGCTATCGTGCAGTCCTCCGGCTCACTGCCGGCGCTGCCAGGTATTAACGTTTCAATAATTCAGAAGGCATAAAATGAAACTGACAGATAAACCGCGTCAGATTGCAGTGCCGTTCGCCAGCGGTACTGCTGACAAAAACACGATCCCCAATAACGCCACCCAGGAAACCAAGGAAAAGGGCAAAGCTGCCTATGACTCTGGCTTTCCGCCACTCACAATGACAGCGATCGCGGCCGGCGGTATCCCGCCGCACGGGAAGGATTTTAACGGACTGCTGAACGACATCACTGCGGCAATTCGTTTTTCTCAAGCTGGCGGCCAGTATACCTTTGATTCCGCTTTTGCTCAGGCTATCGGCGGATATGCAAAAGGCGCTACGGTATTAAGCGCTGACGGCTCGAAAATCTGGTGGAATACCGTTGAAGCGAACACAACGGATCCGGACGGCGCCAGTGCAGCGGGCTGGAAAAACCTATTGGCCGATCCCGATGGGTTTTTCCTGCAAAAAAAGCAGAATCTGGCGGATTTGCAAAACAAGGCCGAAGGGCGCAAAAATCTCGAGTTGGGAACTGCAGCCACCCGCAATGTCGGCACGGAAACGGGCAATGTTATGGAAGTGGGCGCTTTTGGCCTAGGGGCGGGGGCTCAACACAAGAGCGATGCCTACGGAACGATTGCCGAGTTTTTCCGCGTCAATTCGACCAGCGCCAACCGTCCGGGTAGTAATAGTGCTTACGGCTGCGTGAGGTTGCCTATCGACGGAGCGCCAACAACGGCGTACTTGGCGGTTGGTGGCGACTTAAGTACCTGGGTTGGGCAGTCCACGACTCAGGGGAAAGGCGTGACGTGGGCGCGTGTTTATACCACAGCCTATAAGCCTACTGCTGCTGATGTAAACGCTGTTGCTAAGACTGGCGACACCATGACGGGACAATTATTTGCCCCCGCTATTGCCACAACGCTAGGAGCAATTCCGTGGGGAGCTGGGCCATTTTCCGAACAGTTGAACAATCAGGCGCCATTCTTTCAGCCTAATTGGCAGTGGCCTGTTACCGCCGGCGGTATTTATGCACCGATAGCAAAAGGAGTTGTGACCCGGAAAGGTCAAGGCTACCCGACTGCTGTGAGCTTCGGCTATTTGCTTAATGGTACTCCCAGCTTCGCTATACCCTGTATTCATGCAAAAGGGGATAACATTGATGTTAATTGGAGATTCGACCCAAATTCCGGTCAGTTCTATTCACCAGGAGCTGTTTTAGCCAGTGGGGCTATATTTCACACCGATGGAAATATCACTGGTAATATCTGGGGAGGGTATCTCAGTAACTGGCTAAATCAAAATATATCGAACGCGCAAAATAACGCACAAAACTGGGCTTATCAAAATCTTGTCCAAAACGTCAGGCTTACTGGACGAATTAACCAGCCTGATACTGGGGGGCAAGTTAGAGCTCCTGACGGTTGCGTGTTTACTGGTATGTCTGGGGCTAACTATAACCCATCTATTTGGGCTTCTTATTCATATATCCAAGTTTTAATTAATGGTTCTTGGCGAAATATAGGGACTTCTTAATCATGGTTAAATTTGAAAACTTTGCTATTTACAAGCCTGACTTTAAATCCACCGAAGGGAATGAGCCAGCATATAGACCTGATATTCTTTACGCCAAAGATAAAAATGGGCGAGACTGGTACGCCTGTCAGGCGGATTTTAGTCCAGACACGCTGAAGGTCATGTATGACGAGAATGGTATTATCGTCTGTATATCAAAAGACGTCACAGCAATTTTCCCTCCTGGTTTCTCAGTAGCAGAGGTGGCCATTTGTGAGATGCCTGATGATGCTTGTAATGACACTAATTGGGTATATAGCGATGGTAAAGTAGTCAAGAGAGTCTATACCGCTGAAGAGAAACGACAGAAAATCGAAGATGAGAAGTCACTTCGGATCGACCGTGTTAACCAGGTTACACAATCATTGCATACAAAACTAATGCTGGGAATGTGCACCATCGAGGAGAAAGATAGTTTGAAAAAATGGATGCACTATGTCAATCAGATAAATGGCATTGACTCCAATATGGAGCCTCGAGAAATTAGATGGCCAGAATCTCCTGAAAAAATCACTAGGTGA